CCGCGAACACCACGCCCGCGATCACCATGGTCAGGAGCTTATATGCAACCTGGATTGATTAACACAAACCAGCGGTTGTATTTCGATCACAAACGCGTGATGAGCTATGCGTCTACATCATGGCTCTAACCCATTGATATCCCTAGGGTTTTCCTGATTAGCCTAATATCAGATTCCCTAGGTATATCAAGGGCTTATAAGGTATACTCTAGGTTGTATTAGGATACCTAAGGTTGTACCTCATGGTTTATACCCTTTATGGTTGTACAACCGCAAGTTGGTGTCAACCCCTATTTCTGCATGGCTGCTATGCGAAATTAGCTCTTGACTTCTGCTAAGTCATTGATTTCATTGAAGAATTTAATATCTGTGGATAACCCTCCAACGGGGGGCTACCCCCCTTGACGCCGGGACGCGAAGCGGGACCCATCAAATATATCTCGATATTTTTATAAAATATAGGAAAATAGGCAAATGTGCGTAGGAGCCATTAGGAAGGCCGTGGGTGAGTTTTGTAGGTGTCTAGGCTATCTGGGTACCAGTTTACCATTTAAACTCACCAGTGAGCTTCTCTGTCGGTTTCTCGCATGCTTTAAAATGAATGGAGGGTCGTATTGTTAGCTTTAGCTAACTGTTTTAGAGTTTACGCCATTTTGACCCATTTCCATTTGGTTTAAACCAAGGTACTTGGTTCTTGATTAAACTAGCCTTAGATACAATCATAGATCCATATCCATTGTTCCTAATCTTGTAGATCAGGTCATTTCGTATTTCAGTTACCTTACAGATCAATCCTCCCCAGAGTACTAGATCTCCTATTTGGAACATTTACTTAAATCCTCTGTTGTTGTTTCTTTTATTTCAGATATACACGCCCATAGAAATCTTACCTTAGCTAAATCTGTATCTTCTTTGTCATAGATAAACTTCATTTGACTTCCTTTCTTAACTGTAGTATAATACACAGCGAATGTCCCGTACTTCAAGAACTAAACGACCTCATGTAGGGTCTGATATTTTCACTGGAAACCATCAGATAGGTTATATAAAAGATTTCTGTCTGTCTATTCCTAAAATTAAACATAAGAAACTGCCCTATTGGAGAAAACAATTAATAGGATATAGAAATGGAAAAGCTGCTTAAATTTATACATTCCTGGTATCCTATGTCTTGTTGTAGTAATCAGGATTGTCATCCAGTGGATTGTAACCAAATAATAGATACAAGTCAAGGATATATTTACGATGGTATTACCTTTAGCTATGATCGTGTTTATCCCTCTCTGGATCAGTTCTGCCATGCTTGCATCCATCACTATGAAACAGTAACTAATGGGCTATGTCTATTCATACAAATGAATATGTAGATGAAGGGGAATGGATTTGATACTGAGGAAGGTTGGGTAGGTTTGACTATCACTTGGGAATGTAGTACGTGTGGATTTGATAACCACCATAAATGGGAGAAGTGTATTAAATGCGGAGCTAAACGTGGCAGTTGATAGTGCGTTTGTTTGGTACTGTCTATTATGCGGAGCTGTTAACGATGCAGCAGATAACTGTTGTTGGGTTTGCAATCAACGAAGAGGTTGTCAGTGATGATTGAAATGTTGGATGACGAGTATGATTGGGCCTGCTAACTATGATTATGATCCAGAGAAATTCTGGATGTGTGATTTCTGCAAAGCAATCAATATGATCTATAGAATCAAATGTTTCTTCTGTGGTAAGTTGTATGACGACGGAACGTAGTGACGGAGATGCTTTGACGACAGAGACTGAAGCACCTCCACCTTCCAAAGAATGGATTGAGATGTGGGCTAAGAAGTTTGACTTCAGTAAAGACAAGACACAGTGGCCTGGATGAGCTGGACTTGTAAAATTTGTAAAGAGAAGAACGGAGAATATAGGCAGTATTGTATGTACTGTCTATATAAAAGATCTATAATGTTCCCTGAGGAATGGTTAGAAACAAAAGATGATGATACTAGGAACTAGGCCCCCACACAAAGGTAGATATATTAAATACAGTTCTTCTACAGGACAAGGCTATGGTGGAAGCACTAACCAAGGTAGAGGATTAGATTTCTTCCGATGAGTAATTTTATAACTAACATATGGAACAGCATTGTTTCTTTCTTTAAGAATCTTTTTCACACTAGCTCTAATAGCCAGCCTCCCGTGGTTCCTCCAGCAGTTCCTGTTTATAATGGTTGGTCTATCACACAAGCTAGTGCTGGTCTTACCCAACCCTTACCCACAGGTTCCTTCAATTTCCCCCTAGCAGCTAATGCATCAGTGGAACATATCAGCTATGTCGAGATACCGCATACCCCAATCAATGTTGGGGGAACTTTTACACTTACATACACTGTTAACGGTGTGGATCCCGTCTTTAATTGCGATTCTCCTGGGAATCTCATTGGGGCTCCTGCTACAATAAGATTGTTTCTACATCAAGCAGGAGATGATTTATCAGGTGTTGGAGCATACCAATATTATAGGCAGTTCTCTAATACTGCTATTCCTCTTAGTCTTGGGACGTATACTATATCTGTCCCCCTCACGACAGATCAATGGACTGCTGTGTATCCTCCTAATACTGATGCTGGCTTTGCTACAGCTTGTGCCAACCTAGGTTCTCTAGGCTTCGTCTTAGGCGGAGGTTACTTCGCAGGACATGGTGTCTGTGTTACCTCAGGATCAGCAACACTAACAATAGATAGTTATAGTGTTGTCTAATGCAATATCTGTGGAAGATCATTAATTGGATAATCAGTAAGTTTGGAAAGCTACCTGAATAATGTTTAGATGTTGGAATTGTAAACTCTGGATTAGCAAGACACCCTGTGTCTATTGCAAGATTAGGGATATGAAATAATGCCAGCAGGATATGAAAAGATGAGAGACGCCTTCAAGAAGAAGGGCATGTCTACTAAAGCAGCTAAAACTAAAGCAGCTAAAATCTGGAACTCCAAACATAAGGGTGGAGAGACAGTAGGAAGAGGAAGAAAATAATATGGCAGGGATGCTAGACTATACGAAAGAACCTAGATGGTCTTACCCCTCTAACAGAGAGGCTAAGCCGTCTGGTATGATGCCTAAGAAACAGTGGGAAGGCGTCCAGACGACTACCTCTGAATATATGGCTGATTATAAACTACCAGCAACAGATGTTCAAACTGAACGTAGGAACTTCGCTGGTTACACAGAAGAGAACTTCGTTACCCAAGACATGCTAACTGATAAGGTTGGAGATGTCTATGGATCAACAGATACAGATACATTCACAGATCCGTATACTAATGGACCTAGGAATTATACTAAGATAAATCAGAGACCTGGTAAACCAGGCAGGAGCTGGTCTTCGTCTTCTCCCAGACAGAAGACTAATTCCCCAACATTAAGAAACATAACAGGAGGAAGATAATAAATGCCGAATCAAGTTTCAGCAATCATGGGCCAATCCCAGACTCATGGAATGGGTAAGGCACCTGTGAATGATCCAGGTGGTCATACATCTGCAATGCAGACCGGCGGATCTATTCCAGGATATAACTAATGCAACAGGGAGTAATCGTACCAGATATCCCTCTGGTAGCTTCTAGTACAGCAGCTAACGCAGGAGCAGGCAATACTCTTGTCTTCCCAACAACTGCTATTGGTAGAAACAGTTACATATCCAGTATAACTATTGGTGGTGGCGGAGCTACAGCAGGTACTCCAGTTAACGTTACCCTGTCTAATATAATTCTCCAGGGTAGCACTACAGGAACTATGAATCTAGGTTACTCTTATGCAGTAGGAGCAACTATTGATTCCACTAGACAGTATGTCTTTAATCCTGCAGTAGCAGTTGCTAATGGACAGACCACAACTATGACTGTTCCAGGAGCCGCAGGGAATACCAACCAAACATTAACCATTACTGGTTATTCTGTCTAGGTAACATGTGGGCGTCGCCGCTCCACATACCATCTGTCTACGCGAAGATGGATCATTCGAACTTGAGGAACTTGCCACTGGCGGTATATACGTCGTTGGCGAGTCTCTTTCGTTACGTGAACCCGATGAAGCAGGAGGAGATGATGGTTTCGGATCATGCTCTAGACGCTGGCGTTGTAGTTGGAAAGATGAAATGGCAGCGATTGCCATCCATGAAGCAGCCGTTAGATTGGGTACAAAAGGTGGCGTAGCCTCAGGGATTTCAAGACGAAAATGATGCCTGCCCGGTTCAAACAACAAAAAGACCCAGATGCTTGTCTGGTTGGATCTTTAGGATGTTCTCTAGGAGGATACGCTAGGGCCGAACAGCTGCATCCTAAACACTTGTCTGACATAGGAAAACACGGCGCTAAGGTACGTTGGAATGCCTGATCTTAAAACTACACAAGAAACAGTTAGAACACCTATTACAGGTACGGAGCTTGTACGGTTAGCTACTCCAGGGGCTAACTGGCAAGCTTCTCTATCTGCTATATTTTCTGCTCTAGGCTCAGCTAGCGGCCTTACCGTAGGTTCTACAACTATCGCTAGTGGTGTATCAGGCAATTTCTTATATGATAATGCGGGTATATTAGGAGAACAGACTCCTACTCAGATAACATCTATACTAAACTTATTTACTAATACTCTACAAGGGTTGGTGCCAGGATCTGGTGGAGGAACAGTAAACTTCCTTCGTGCTGATGGTTCTTGGTCTGTACCACCTGGTGGTGCTCCAGGCACTCCAGTACATTCAATACAGTTTAATAATCCTCTAGGTACATTTGCTGGTGATGCTAATTTAACTTGGACATCAGGTAGTGGGGAAATTAATCTATTACATGAAGCAATAGGTGGTTTAGGCACCATAGATAGCACCTTACTTAACGCTGGTGATCCGGTTAATCAATTTACTCGCACTGCTCCGACGGTTCTCAACATTAATGAGAGAATGGTCGTCACAGATGCAAATCCGCGATATGGCAATTGCATATCCATTGGCTATACAAATAATTTTAATAGCGCGGGCTTAGCAGCCCACGGAAGCTTTTACAACTGGATGAGCATCAATAGTGATTCAACCCAGAACCTTGGCTCCATCGGCGCAAGTAACAATTTTCTTTTTAATAATGCTGCTATTACTATTGACAATATGGATGGCTGCTTCTTTGAAGTTGTCAATAGTGCTGGAAACGCAACCGATATGTTTGCCCTTGTCGGTTTTGTAGATAATGCGTTTGGCACCGGCAATTCAGTACAAGGATTAAACATTCGAGCATTTGCCGCTGGAACTGCCAGTGTTCAGAAAGTTCTTGGTATTTCTGTTCATGTTGGAACTTCTTCTGGTTCCAATCCAGGTTCATCTTGTGTAAATCAATACGGCATACAGATTACAACTCCAGATACAGTTACTGCAGGTTCAACGTTAACAAATAATTATGGTCTGAATATTCAAGATCACTCTGGCATTGCTTCTGGCAATAATTGGAATATATGGTCGGAGGGGACAACGTCTATAAACAATCTAGAAGGTTCTCTTACCTGGTCTGCTGCTAACGCTTCGCCCGATTTATTCTTGGTGCGAGACGCAGCGAATATACTAGCTCAACGTAACAGCACTACAGCCCAAACTCTCCGTGTCTACAATACCTTCACTGATGTTAACAACTATGAGAGAGCTGTCTTTGATTGGACTACAAATCCAAATAAATTAACGGTTGGTCACCAAGTTGCAGGAACTGGAACTCTTCGTCCTACTACATATTTGCTTGCTAAGAGTGGTGGATATTATAGTGATGATCACTTCTTTCCAACTTTAGGTGGAAGCGGTAATGTTCCTCTTATAGCAATGTTCTCCAACAGTCTTGTGATGGTGGGGGCTAATTGCAACATTACTTGGGATAGTAATGCTGATCCTAATAGTAATACTAATGATGTAGGTCTTCGTCGTGCAGCCCCAAATGTTTTACAAGTTAATATCGGCAATGCGTTGCCTACTCCTGGTTGGTATCAATGGGCAGGTCAGACACGCGTCACTGGTGATGTAACCTATACATCTACAACGACATTAGCTAATGTCGCTGGACTGAGTGTCAATGTTCAAGCTGGACGTACTTATAATTTCGAAGCTTACCTTTCCATTACAGGTTCTGCTGGCGGTTTTCAAGCTGCAATAGGCGGCACCGCAACAGTCACTGATTTACGCTATGACGGTTATCTAGTTGATAATGCGGCAGGCGGTACTAAAGGTGCGGCGCAAGGGTCTGCCCTTGGGACAGCCGTCGCTAATCCAGCAACAATAACTGGACCTGCTTCAGCCTATATTCACGGAACAATCACAGTTAATGCCGCAGGTACTTTAACGGTACAAGCTGCACAAGCAACTAGTAGTGGAACTTCTACAGTGCTTAAACGTGGTAGTTATTTTTATATTTACGATGTTGCATAAGGAATATTAATGTTCTCTGAAACAATTACTTTCGGAACTGTAATTGCTATGGCAAGTATTATGCTAACTATTATAGCAAGTACATGGAATATCAGAGGATTTGTAGAAACTAAGTTTCAAACACTTAAAGATAAAATAACAGATATAGAAATCAGATTAGCTAGGATGGGAAATGGCACGGCCTCGGAAGACCACATTATCGCCGGAACGTCAAGCAAGAAAAGAATTAGCAGAAGCTAGTCTAGAAGAATTTATTACTCTAGTACATCCTAAGAGATTACTAGGTAACATTCACAGGAGAGTTATAGGATGGTGGACAAGACAAGAGGCAAAAGATCACCAACTACTCTTACTGCCTCGCGATCATATGAAATCAGCGCTGATAGCTTATCGCGTGGCATGGGAATTAACAAAAGACCCATCACTCCGAGTGCTATTTATCTCCTCGACTTCCAACCTAGCCACTAAACAATTAAAGTTTATTAAGGATATATTAACAGCAGATAACTACAGAGCCTATTGGCCAGACATGGTCAACAAGGACGAAGCTAAGAGAGAGAAGTGGACCGAACGAGAAATCTCTATCGATCACCCTAAACGCAAGGAGGAGAGTGTTCGTGATCCATCTATTTTCACTGCTGGCCTCACTTCTAATATCGTCGGTCTTCATTGCGATATCGCTATTCTCGACGATGTCGTCGTCCAAGCGAATGCGTATACTGAAGAAGGTCGCGACAAAGTTAAAGATCAATATTCTCTCTTAAGCTCAATTGAAACAGTAAACTCACGAGAGTGGGTTGTCGGCACCAGATATCACCCAAATGATCTATATGCCGATTTAATGAATATGGAGATTGAATCCTACGATGAGCTTGGTAATGTTATATCTACCACACCTCTTTTCGAAAAGATGGAAGAGGCTGTGGAATCCGTGGGAGATGGAACCGGGGAGTATCTCTGGCCGAAACAACAACGAGCTGATGGTAAATGGTTTGGATTCGATCAAGAAGCACTTAATAAAAAGAGAGCACAGTACCTTAACAAAATACACTTCCGGGCCCAATACTATAACGATCCGCACGACGTCGATTCCTCGGTCTTCAAAAGAGATCTCTTCCAATACTACGACCATGGCTTCCTCTCCAGCAGAGATGGTAGATGGTTCTTCAAAGGAGAACGATTAAATGTCGTGGCAGCAGTTGACTTCGCTTTTACTCTTGGCAAGCGTAGTGATTTCTCTTGTATTGTCGTACTTGGGATTGACGGTAAAGGTAATTACTACATACTAGAAATAGACAGATTCAAGACAGATAAGATATCTGAATACTTTGATAGAATATTAAAGACATACAACAAATGGGGTTATAGGAAGATCCGAGCAGAAGTAACCTCAGCCCAACAAACCATAGTTAAAGACCTAAAGGATAATTATATTAGACCTCTAGGTATATCCCTAGCTGTAGATGAGTTCAGACCCACCCGTTTCCTAGGGGCTAAAGAAGAAAGGATAATGGCTGCTCTAGAGCCTAAATATGCAAATAAACAGATCTGGCATTATCTGGGAGGAAACTGTCAAGTACTTGAAGAAGAACTACTGTTCGCTAATCCCGCTCATGACGATGTCAAAGATGCTCTTGCTTCTGCTGTTGATTTTGCTTTTGGTCAGGCACCATTAAATACATTCCGTTTACAGAAGGCTAATACACCCGTGTTTAATTTCAATGCTAGATTCGGTGGCGTCGTATGACTGGTAAGGTTATAGAATTATCTAATGTAATCTCCCCAGATCTATTAGCCACGCGCATTACTGAAAGGTGGGTTCAGTGGGACACTCTAAGGAACGTAAAGAAGACAGATTGGGAAGAGGTACGTAGATACGTTTATGCTACCGACACCACACTTACCACCAATAATCAACTTCCCTGGAAGAATAAAACAACGGTTCCAAAGCTGTGTCACGTTAGGGATAATCTGTATTCTAATTATACTGCAACTTTATTCCCCAGACGAAACGACAATGTGGTTTGGGAAGCTAATGAAGAAGATAGCAATTCTGTTGCTAAACGAGATGCCATTACAAACTACATGACTTGGGTCATGGAACAACCCATGTTCAAGCATGAGATGGATAAGATCATCCTAGACTACATTGACTTTGGTAATTGCTTCGGAACAGTGGAATGGATTGATCAGAGAGTAGAACAACCTCCTTATCAGCAACAGGGATATGTAGGACCTATGGTCAGGAGGATTAGTCCTCTAGACATAGTTATGAATCCCACAGCTGAGAATTTCGTGTCTTCTCCCAAGATCGTTAGATCTGTTATTTCAATGGGAGAAGTTAAAGATCTCTTAGAGAAGATGTCTAATGATGAGAATAGAGCTGAATATGAGGCATTATATGAGTATCTTAAAAATGTCAGATTCCATGCTAGAACATTCCAAGGTGACTGGATACAACGAGATCATCTCTACGCCATGGATGGGTTCACTTCCTTTAGAGCCTATCTTATCTCCGAGCTTGTTGAAATATTAACATTCTATGGAGACTGGTATGACCCCATCAACGACAAATTCGAAAAGAATAGAGTTATTACAGTTATTGACCGGCATAAGCTTATTGGGAACAAGCCTAACCCTACTTACTTTGGCTATCCTCCCATATATCATGCTCCATGGAGAAAAAAGCAAGACAATCTTTGGGGAATGGGACCTCTGGATAATCTCGTCGGGATGCAATATCGCTTAGATCATATCGAGAATATGAGAGCTGACATTGTAGATCTAACTACATATCCAGTTCAAATGATCAAAGGATTCGTAGAAGACTACGTCTGGCAGCCAGGTGAAAAGATATTTACTACAGAAGAAGGAATGGTTGAATTAGTCCAACCTGAGACTAATGTTCTTAACGCTAACTTTGAACTACAACAACTAGAAGCTCTAATGGAGGAGATGGCAGGTGCACCCAAAGAAGCAATGGGTTTCAGAACCCCAGGTGAGAAAACCAAGTATGAAGTACAGCGTCTTGAAAACGCAGCTGCAAGAGTCTTCCAGAATAAAATTAAACAATTTGAAGAACAGGTTGTCGAGCCAATCCTTAATGCCATGCTCGAATTGGCTAGAAGGAACATGGTAGGTGTTACAACCATAAAGGTAATGAACAATGACTACAACGTCGCAGCGTTCCAAGAACTCTCGGTGGATGACATTACAGGAGTGGGCCGCATCAAGCCAGTCGCCGCAAGGCATTTCGCTGAAGAAGCAGAACTTATCCAAAACCTCACGAACCTAACTGGCTCTGGTCTCTGGCCTACAGTACAACCTCACTTCTCAGGACAGCGAATAGCTAAACTCCTAGAAGAGATCTTTGACATAAAGGATTATAAGATTGTCGTGCCTAACATTGCTCTGGCTGAGCAAGCAGATGCTCAGAAGCTCTCACAAGCTCTACAAGAGAATCTTCATCAGTATACTTCTACTGCATCAGGACAAGGCTCTGATTTTGATCTAGAAGCTCTACATCAACCACAGAAACCTCAGGGAACTCCTTTCAATCTAAAGAGACAGCCCCCTGCTAATGCAGAACCAGCAGGACTATTAGCTACACAATGATAACAGCTTGGACTCACCATCTTTCTGACCCAGCAGAGAAAGACCAGTTTGAGAAGTCCCTAAGAAATTCAAAATGGATATTAGACCGATTAAATGAAATGTTGGTCGATATGGATAAATCTTTAGATAGACAAGAGACTAGTCCAGCATCCTACGATACTCCTAGTTGGGCTTATAAACAAGCGCATCTAAATGGATATCGTAGTTGTCTATCTAAAGTACAACAATTAATTAACCTAGACCTAAAGGAACAAAATGACCGAAAATCTACTGGAAAACGCGGACGACCAACCGCAACACGATCCGAATAAAGACTATCTAACAGAGCTAGTCGGAGAAGGTAAGAAATTCAAAGACACCAAAGCTCTAGCAGAAGGTAAATTTCAATCGGATAGTTACATCAAAGTCTTAGAGAAACGCCTGGATGAAATGAGAGGCGATTATCTAAAGATGAGAGAAGAAAATACAGCAAGGGCAAATTTGCAAGATTTAGTGACCGAGCTAAGAAAAAGTCAAGCAAGTAGCGAAGCACCCCCAGCGAACGCTGACCAACCAAACCAGCCCATAGATGTTGAAGCTATTGTCTCTACCAAATTACAGCAGTATGAATTGGAGAAGAAGAGACAAGAGAACTTCAACTTAGTTAAAGATGAATTACAGAAACGTTATGGATCAAACTATAAGCAGACTGTAAAGAATCAATTAGACGACCTAGGTCTGACCGAAGAAGACTTAAACGACATGGCTCGTAAACAACCTAAAGCTCTATTAAGAACTCTAGGATTAGACAAGCCAGTACAACAGGACTATTCTGCCCCTCCCCGAAATCAGCAGCGTCGAGACAACTTCGCTCCCACTGGTACTAAAGAACGTACGTGGTCGTATTATCAGGAGTTAAGGAGAAAAGATCCTCTAGCTTGGTCAGATCGTAAAACCGCAGTCCAAATGCAGGAAGATGCTATCGCCCTTGGTGACAAGTTCTATGATGGAAACTTCTATGTTCAAGGACTGCATGATAAATAATATTAATTAGGAGAACTAAAGTATGGCTGGTTTTATGGACCAAAATACCAACTTTCTAGTTAGAACTAATGTCTGGTCTCGCCAGATTAAAGAGCTTCTGCTAGACGAGTTGAATGCCATGAAGTTCGTCCGTATTATCTCTGACTTCCCAGATGGCTTTACAATCAACATTCCGTCGATTGGTGAAGCTACTCAACAGGATTTCACTGAAGGCCAGGCAATCAAGTATTCTTCGATGGATACTGGTAACTTCGTCTTCTCATTCGACCAATACAAGTATTCGGCGAATGCGATCTCCGAGAAGTTCAAGAGAGATAGCTATTATTCACAGGACGTGATTGCAGCGTTCGTACCTCGTCAGCACCGTGTGCTGATGGAAGGTGTCGAAACCCGCATTCTCGCTCAAGCGAATAATGGTCAGACGGCTAGCAATGCTAACGTCATCAATACGGCGAACCATCGCTTCGTTGCGAATGGCACCGGTCAGACCATTGCCCTTAAAGATTTCGCCCTGGCACGTAACGCCCTATTCAAGGCTAACGTTCCTCTACGAGATCTAGTGGCAATTGTTGACCCGGCTACAGCATATACTCTAGAAACTCAAACTAACGTCGTTAACTTCTTGTCTCCACAACGTAAGTGGAATGAAGTTGTCAGCGATGGCATTATCACTGGATTTAAGTTCCAGTTTAATGTGTTTGGTTTCGACGTATATATTTCCAACTATCTGCCTGCGATTGCTTCTGAGACGATTAACTCCGTCACCGTTACAAGCGGTGTCGCGAATTACTTCTTCTCTGCAGCGCCAGGCGACACGTTACCATTTGTCGGTGCATTCCGTCAACTACCCACTGTCTATTCGGAGTTCAATAAAGATCTCCAACAGGAGGAATATTTGACGATTACCGAATACGGCTTCAAGCTGTATCGTCCCGAGAACCTGGTCACTGTCCTAACCACGGCTTCAGTGTCGTAAGGAGAGTAGCATGACATCAGGACAATGGAATAATCAAGACGGTCTCGTTCTTCAGTTTGGTACAGCGAAAGCTCTGCCAGATTGGGGTGGAGATTATTTAGCTTATGGTAGCACTAGAGAGCTAGAGGCTCTGATACCCCTGGTCCCCACGACTATGGGTGGTTATACGATGCCCGCAATTCCGACTACGTTCTCGGGAACGACTACGTATGCGGCGGCAGGTATCTCTAACCCAGATCTTCTATTCCCGCTTCAAACCTTCACTGTAGATGTTGCTTCTGGTAGCGCGATTACAATCACCAAGCCACAGATCTTTGTTGAATCTGTTAGCTTGT